TGCTGGAAGACCTAAAATCTATATAGATACAGAAATCTTAAAGAACTTAGCTTCTATTGGGTGTCCTGACTATGAGATAGCTAGTGTAATGAATATATCAGCTAAAACATTAAGAAGAAATTATGCAGATATTATAGACCAGTTCAGGGAAAAGGGTAAAGCTAGTCTAAGAAAGAAGATGTGGGATAAGGCAGTTAAGAAAGATAATACTCATATGCAGATATGGTTAAGTAAAAACTATCTAGGTATGAAAGATAGAACTCAAACTGAATCTATTAATGAGCCTTTACCATTAATTATAGATGCTAAAGCAGAAGATATAGATGGCTAAACAAAAATTTACACACTTTATTCCAAGAGATAAACCAGCTAAAAGAGGTGCTGGAAAACATAAAAAGAATAAATCAAAACACGAAAAACGACAACAAAAACAAACAAGGTATAAAGGACAAGGGAGATAATATGGAAGATATAGGAGAGAATACTTTTCTTAAATTAAGAGAAGAAAAATTAAGACTCAAAGAAGAACTAGAGCAAGTTAAAATACAAAGAGATATGGCATTAAGAAAACTTAATAAAATAGTGGAGTTAATCAATGGAAATAAAAAGAAGTAATTTCTATCCTAATGGAGAGATAATAGATTATTCATTACCTCAATCATTTAAAAAGAGTTTGACTAAAGAGGCCTGTGGGAACTGTGGTTTATATTCTAACAGACGTAGCTTCTGTGGTAGGTGGGGAAGTAAAGGTGTTAAAGATACTTATGTTTGCCATGAATGGAGAAAAAGGTTCTTTCAAAGATAGTTTTGTGATATTTATGCCACATGGCTAAAATAAGAAAAAATGTAAAACTAAATAAACCTTTTAGAACTCCATCAGCAAAGAAAAAATTTGCTGTATATGTCAAAGATAAATCTAATAACAAAATTAAAATTGTGAGATTTGGTGCTAAAGGTATGAGTATCAAAAAGAATATTCCAGCTAGGCAAAAGAGTTTCTTTGCTAGATTCAGACCCATATTAGCTAAAGTAAAAGGCCAGAAGAATTTAAGTCCAGCATATTGGGCAATACAATCATGGAAAAAAGGATTCAAGATATGATTGATAGATTTTTATATAGATTCTTTGAGATGCTAGATAACTTCTTTGATAAGTTTATTTCAGATGCACCTAAAAAAAGGAAAAAGAAATGATTAAAAACTTTAAAGACATAGTAATATTATTAATCACAAGTGGTGTCTTAATACTTCTTGGAGTTATTATCATAGGAGATTATTGGGTAGCATTAGAAGAAAATAGACCTGTTGATGAAAGTGTCATAACACTTATGAAGATGTCAGTTACAGGATTGATTGGAGTTATAGGTGGTTACATAGGTGGTAGCAAATGAGAGATAACAAAGTTTTAGAGTCGTTTAAAAAGAAGATACAAAAGAATTTAAAAGAGATGGATATATTTAAACATCTTAAAAAAGAAGTAGAAACAGGTGCTAATGGCACTCAAGGTTATGTAATTAAAAAAGGTATTAACAAAGGTAAAGTTGTTAAATAATTTATGGAGATAAGTATGAACTATTATTTTACAGGTGGCATCATTATAGCTTTTATTATTTTAACAATAATTGCGAGTCCTATTCAATGACAAGAAAAACTAATACAATGTTAATAGGTTTATTGGGTACAATTTTATTAGGTTTAGCAACATGGACTCTTGTTACATTAATAGAACTTCAATTAACAGTAACTATGATTCAATCTGACTTAATGTCTATTGATAAACAATTTGGTAGGGTGTACAATTTTATAGATTCTGTTAGAGGTAATTAATGTATTATATTTTAGCTTTTGCAATATGTTCAGCAGTTACAGGAGATTGCACAACTCCTAGAACACTACCAACACAATTTGATAAATGGACTGAATGTGTTATAGCTGGAAGTGAAATCACTATTGAATATGCAACACAAATGGAAGAAAAAATAAATAAGGATAAATTATATATTTCTTATTTCTGTAATGAAAATAACACTAACAAAACCCCAACTTAAAGTATCATCTAGTCAAGCAAGGTTTAGAGTTCTTATAAGTGGTCGAAGATTTGGTAAAACTTATTTATGTATTACCGAGATGATGAAGTACGCAACAAAGCCTAAACAAAAAATATGGTATGTTGCACCTACCTTTAAGATGGCTAAAGAAATCGTATGGGCTAATCTAAAAGAAATGCTTAATCAGTTTAACTGGATAGAAGATATAAACGAAACAAGCATGACTATTACAATAAGACAATCCAATAGTACAATCTCATTAAAGGGTGCTGATAATTATGATTCATTAAGAGGTAGTGGATTAGACTTTTTAATTTTAGATGAGTTTGCAGATATAGATAAACGAGCATGGTTTGAAGTGTTACGTGCTTCTGTTGCTGATACTTTAGGGAAAGTTCTTATGTGTGGAACTCCTAAAGGTTATGGTAATTGGTCTTATGAAATGTATTTAAAAGGTAAGCAAGATAATGAATGGGATAGCTACCAATATACTACTATTGAGGGTGGTATGGTATCTAAAGATGAAATAGAACAGGCTAAACAAGATATTGATATTAGAACTTTTAGACAAGAGTTTGAGGGTACATTTGAGAACTATGCTGGTTCTGTTTATTATAATTTCCACCCTGTTGAGAATGTAGTTAAAAAAGAGATTGATTGGGAGAAACCTTTACATATTGGCATGGACTTTAACGTAGACCCAATGTCAGCTTGTGTTGCACAATTAGACAAAGATAAAATATACTTTCTTGATGAAGTTATTATTTATGGAAGTAATACAGATGAAATGGTGCAAGAATTAAGAGATAGATATGGCACAAAGATTCCAATAATCATATATCCTGACCCAGCTTCTAAACAAAGAAAGACATCTGCTGGAGGTAGAACTGATTTAAGTATCTTACAAAATGCTGGTTTTAAAGTTAAAGTTAAGAATAAACACCCAGCTATTAGAGATAGGGTCAATGCTGTGAATAGTAAGCTAAAAGATTCTAATGGAGAAAGACATATTTTTGTTTCACATTCTTGCAAAACATTGATAAAAGGTTTACAAAGACAAATATACAAGGAGAATACAAATATTCCTGATAAGGAAGATGGCTTCGATCATATGAATGACGCACTTGGTTATATGATTGATTACTTAAAACCATTAACTACACAGGTAAGATTTAACCCTCCTTCAAGATGGACAATGAAATAAATTATGGCATACACTAGAGATCAAGCAATCGAAACCCACAAAGATTACGCAGAAACAATTAATAATTGGGAATACTATATCCGATCTTATAATGGTGGTTATGACTATATGACAGGACAGTATCTTAGCAGATACAATTTAGAATTAGATAACGAGTTTAATCAAAGACTAGCAAACACTCCATGCGACAATCATTGTAAAAACATTATTCAAATATACTCATCATTTTTATTTAGAGTTAGACCAAGTAGAGATTTTGGTTCTATGCAAGACGAGGCTTCATTACAAAACTTTTTAAAAGACGCAGACTTAGAAGGTAACAATTTAAACGCAGTAATTAAACAGGCTCAAAACTATGCTTCAATCTATGGTCAATGTTTTATGATTTTAGATAAGCCTAATATTCAAACTAATACAGCAGCAGAAGAATTAGATCAAAACATCAGACCTTACTTATCAATCGTTACTTCTGAAAATGTTTTAGATTGGAACTATGTTAGACAACCTAATGGTAAATACGAACTAGACTATTTAAAGATTAGAGAAGAAGTTGATAGAGATGGTGGTACTTATATGAGGATTTGGTACTTAGATAGAATTGATACTTTGTATATGCCAGAAAGAGAAGAACCTAAATTAGTAGATAGTGTTCCTAATACCATTGGTAAAATACCAGCAGTTATTTTATATAATTCTAAATCACACAAAAGAGGAATAGGTCAATCAGATTTAACTGATATAGCTGATCTTCAAAAATCTATTTACAATGAATACTCTGAAATGGAACAATTAATCAGATTAACAAACCACCCATCTTTAGTTAAGACTCCAAGTGTTAATGCAAGTGCTGGTGCTGGTGCAGTTATAGAAATGCCTGATGAATTAGAGCCAAACTTAAAACCTTATTTATTACAACCATCAGGTTCTAGC